GTCCGAATGGTGGACCCGCGTGTTGTCGACCGAGAAAGCACAATCCGCCGGCATCACGTCCGATCTCCTCGCGCGCCTGGCCGCCCGTACGGTCGAGGAGACCCGCGCATGACGACCGCCCCGCGGAAAGCGAATGACCTTGCCCATAATGACGCCCCTTCCTTTGCGCGGGGCGCCCCTGACTGTCTCGACGCAACGCATACGCTACCCCGCATTGTGAAGAAACAATTACACACCTTCGGCGCTCCCCGTTGCAACCAGAATTTTCGCAACTCTTCAGTGGGTTGCATCCCTGAATATCGCTGCATCGCGCAGACTCGCAGGGGTTGTATGCCGCAGTCCGCCGAAAACCAGGGCCGCGATCAGGATCACGCCCATGGCAATCAGGGTCCGTCGGCCGATGCGGTTCATTGCCGGTCTCGTTTGGTGTGTGGAGTGGCGTCATGGCGGGCGAATCAAGACAGGGCGCAGTCGCGGCGTCAAATCTCGGAAGGGGCAAATATGCCCCCAAAAAAATTCCGCCTCCGCGCGAGAGAATATCCTTCCGCGACCTCGCAAAGGTCGCCGCTCCGAAAAAGACGCGCGAGTTTCTGTCGGCGCATACCGGCTGTGACGACAGCACCGCCAAGCGCTGGCTTTCCGGCAAGAGCCGCGCACCGGCCGGCGCCGTCTATGCCGTGCTTGCCGACATCTTCGCGCGCATCGACTGACTTCCAAACCTTCGCTGGGGTGCCGACCGTTTCAGCGAAGCTGCCTGCCGGCCGGCATGCGTGTGACGGCCGGCAGGCGTCTGCTTTCACGACGGGGGATTAGGGACATGGCAGTGCAGAAGGTAGGGCGCCTTGCGATGCACCATGAGGGCGAACTCTGGAACGCCTATTACGCGCTGCCCGGTACCATGGATGGCGCGATCTTCCTGGGTTCGATCGCGATGCGGTTCGTCGTTGCCAACGTCGAACGCAAGGATGCGTTCATGGCTTTAATGCGCGAGGCCGTGACCGATCTCCTGGAAGAATTGACCGGACAGCGCGCGACCTGGCCGGATGGGCCGCAATCCGCTCCCGAGCATGAGAAGGCCGGACATTCATGACGGAGGTTAGGGACATGGATCACCGCATCACTGAATCCGCGTCGGCATCGAGCGGTCACCCCACAGCGGACGACGCCGCATCAAATTGGCGACCGATTGCGAGTGCTCCCAGGGACGGCACTCGCATCCTGTCCTTTGGCCCCGCAATTGAGCCCGATGACGAAACCCACGCAGTCATATTTTGGAGCACGCACAAGAAGTGCTGGATTCTTGCTGATGATAGCGAATATCCGGAATGGATCGGCGTGACTCATTGGATGCCGCTTACCGAGCCGAGCGAAGACCGCCCAATAACCTGACAGGGGCCGCTCCAAGCGATCCTGGCAGTTGTCCCAAAAAACTACCGCGTACCCGCATCACCCGCGTTTAGTTGCTTACCCCTTCCAAGTTCCGGCGTCCGCCCGCTCGCTGCACCTTCGCCGCGCGTGAGCCTTGCTGTCTTCTTTTTTTTGGAGTGCGTCATGCACGACCTCGTCACCTGGCTGCTCGCCTATCTCGCGATCGGCGCCTTGCTGTGGGCGCTGAACGATCCGTCAAGCTACCTGGATTTCACCATCCGGTATTGGATCGCGCGGCGCGGCATCGTGCCATCGCGGGGCATGCTGCTGCTTTCGGTTGCGGTCGCGATCCTGATGTGGCCGAAGGCGGTCGTTGCGATCGTATCGGCCGTGGCGGCGGGGTTGAAGCGATGAGCTATCTTCCGCCCGGCCACGCGCCGCTCAAATTCCATCCGCTCGCCAACCTGTTTCCGATGCTGTCGGATGCGGAGCTGGAGGATCTGGGCCAAGACATCCAGCAAAACGGCCAGGTCGAAACCGTCAAGCTGCATCAGGGCATGGTGCTGGACGGACGCAACCGCTACACGGCCTGCACCCGCAAGAACATCGGGGTACGCACGGAAATCTTCGAGGGCACCAACCGCGATGCGCTCGCCTGGGTGATCTCGAAGAACCTGAAGCGGCGTCATCTTACCGAAAGCCAGCGGGCCATGGTCGCGGCGAAGCTTGCGACCTTGCGGCTCGGCGACAACCAGCACACGTCAGCGCAGGCTATGGCTGCGCCAATTGGCGCACCCTCATTTGATCTGGGTGAGCAGGCGTCAGTGCTGCAAGAGCCGGTGGCGATCGTGACGCAACCGGAAGCCGCCGACATGATGAATGTCGGCCGGCGCAGCGTGCAGCGCGCCGCCGTCGTGCAGGAAAAAGGCTCACCCGAACTGCAGGCCGCCGTCGAAGCCGGCAAGGTCGCGGTCTCGACCGCCGCCGACATCGCCGAACAATTACCGGCGGACGAACAGGCCAAGGTCGCGGCGATGAGCCAGAAGGACATCCTGGCCGAAGCCAAGCGCATCCGCAAAGAGCAGAACGACGCTCGCCGCGCCGAACGCTCCGACGAATTGAAGCGCCTGGCGGAAGCCTCGACCGCGCTGCCGACGGGACGGAAGTTTCCGCTGATCTACATGGACCCGCCGACGAAATACGCCGCCGGCGACAGCGACCGCTCCACCGAAAACCACTATCCGACCATGACCGAAAACGAGATCGCGGCCCTGCCGATCTCCGATCTCGCACTGGACAAGGCCGTGCTCCTGATCTGGACCACGGTGCCCTGGCTCGCCAAGACGCTGCGGCTGATCGAGGGCTGGGGCTTTGAATACAAATCCTGCGCCTGCTGGGACAAGGAAACCATCGGGCTCGGCTTCTGGTGGCAGAACCAGCACGAGCTTCTGATCGCGGCCTCCAGGGGCAGTCCCGTCATTCCCGAAAACGGCTCGATCCTCGGCCCGTCGCTCTATCGCGAGAAGAAGGGCCGTCACTCGGCCAAGCCCGAATATTTCCGCGAGATGATCGACCGCGTCCCGGAATGGAAGGACTGGCCCAAGGTCGAACTGTTCCCGCGCGTGGACGGCCCGCTCCCGAACAACTGGTTCGGCTGGGGTAATCAGGCCCGGGTGCCGAAACAGCAATCGCTTGAGATCGAGAAAGGAGAGGCGGCATGACCGATCAGATCGAAACACAACCCACAAACCTGCCGGACGGCTGGGAATGGATACTGGTCGAGATCATGGGCCATCGCACCCATTGGGGCCGGGCGCGCGAGGAAGAGCGGTTCGGCGCCAAGATGCTGCGCATCGACGTGCCGGTCAAAGGCGACCCGGCGGCCAACGGCTGGGCCACACATTACTACGGCGGTCCCTCGATCTTCTCGTTCACGCCGACGGACGAAGCGACCGTGATGGCTCGCAACAAGCCCTGGGATGCGCCATCGCGGCTCAGCCTTGCGGCGCCTGATGGGGATGAAGATGAAGACGAAGCGGAAGAGGGTGTGTTTTGAAACAGTCCCGCGCCACCTCACTCCTCAAGAGCGTCGTCTCGACCGCGACCGGCTTCTCGCTGTCATTGCTGGCGCAATGGGCCATTCTGCCGCGCCTGATCGGCGCGCCCGTGCCGATCGAGGCCAATCTGACGTTTGCCGCGATCATGACCGTGATCTCGATCGCGCGCGGCTATGCGCTGGAGCGGCTGTTCGAGATGTTCGGCTGGCGGGTGAAACTGTCGCCGTTCATGCAGGCGGTGATCGCGGAACGACATCGGCAAATCCATGTCGAAGGCTGGGATAGCGAGCATGACGATCGTCATGCCTTCGGCGAACTCGGTCGAGCCGGCGCCTGCTACGTGATCCATGCGGGAACGGAATCCGGAACACCTCCGCACGATTGGCCATGGGAGATCGATTGGTGGAAGCCTTATGGAGTGCGCCGCGATCTGGTGCGCGGCGTCACGCTACAGGTGGCCGAGGGAGAACGCTTCGACCGGATGCGCAAGCGCGGGAGGGGGCGATGAAAGAACCTTGTCTCATGATCGAAACCTTCTTGATGCTGCTCGCTGTCCACTGGATCGGCGACTTCGTGCTGCAATCGCACTGGATGGCCTCAAACAAGAGCAAGAACCCGTTCGCCCTGCTGGCGCATGTCGGCGTTTATACGGCGGTGCTGGCCTTCGCATCCGTCGCGATGTTTGGTGGTAGTGAAGTCACAGCGCGCTTCGTTGTCGCCAACGCCGCACTCCATTTCCTCACGGATCGTTTCAGCAGCATGACAACTGCCCGTCTATGGGCAAAGCAGGATTGGCATAACTTTTTTGTCGTCATCGGATTTGATCAGTTGATCCATCAACTGACGTTGGGCTGGACGATGGTGTTCTTTTTCGGGAGCGCGTCATGATCGACCTACAGCACAACATGTTCGTGGTCGAATGCGATTCCTGCCCGGAAGTGCTGCAAACCCATACCAAGAATTTTCAGGAAGCCCGCGAGACGATGAAGCGCGAGGGCTGGAAAATCCGCAAGATCGCGGATGTGTGGGTGCACGGCTGCCCGAACTGCGGGGTGCCGACGTGACCCTTCGCCCGATCGACACCCGCGACTATGCCGCAATCGACGTGCCGACCTCGTTCGGCCGTCCGCCGCGGCTGGAATGGGTATCGATCGAGCAACTCGTCATCGACCCGGAGTACCAGCGCGAGATCACCCCGCGCGGCCGGGCCAATGTGCGCCGGATCGCGGCCGGCTTCGACTGGGCGATGTTCGCGCCTGTAGTGGTGGCGCCGGCCGGCGCGGACAAATTCGCCATCGTCGACGGCCAGCACCGTACCACGGCCGCCAAAATCTGCGGCGTGGATCGCGTGCCCTGCGCCATCATCGATGTGGAGCGCGCCACCCAGGCGCGCTCGTTCCGGGCCATCAACGGCAACGTGACCCGGATGCATACGATCCACCTGCATCATGCCTCGGTGGCGGCCGGCGATAAAAGATCGCTGCGCATCGCCGAGGTCTGCCGGATGGCCGGCGTCACCATCGTGCGCAATCCGACCCAGGCCTCGCTGCTCAAGATCGGTGAGACCGTCGTGGTCACCACGATCGCCAAGAGCATCGAGCGGTTCGGCGAGGCCGCGACGATCCTTGGCCTTAAGACCGTCGTCGCCACCGGGGGGGGGCAATCCGGGCCTTCTTTCCAAGACCATCATCTGGGGCGTGATCGAGGTCCTGCACGATCATCCCGAATGGTGCCGGAGCGAGACCAAGCTCAACGCCGCCTTCGACACCATCGATCTCGAGGAAGCCTGGCGCCGCGCGACCGCTGCTGCCGCACGCGTGCGCGGCTCATCGTCGACCGATCAATTCGAGGCGTTGCTGGTCGAGGCGCTCAGCTCGCATTTTGCAGCCCAATCCCCGCCGGCGGGCAGCCGGTCAAACCCTGGAGGTGTGAAACCATGAACGTATATGTGGACGAAACAAAGGAATGGCCGCTGCTCGACAAACACGACCGCAACCTTCCGGCCCTCAAGGTCACGGGCCGCGACACGATCGTGGTGCGCGCCGGCACGTCTTTCGGCGGCAAGGTGTTCGAGGTTGACACCCGCGTCGAATTGCCGCCCGCCCTCGATGTCGGCGCCGATTATGCCGTCGAGGTCGTCGACGGTGCCCCCATTGCGGACAAGATCGTGACGCCGCCGGTGGCCTCGCTTTCGCTGCTCGGCGGCTTCCATTTCGCCCCCGGCGGCAATGCGACCGCGCGCAAGGGCGGCGACAGTGTGCCCGCGATCAATCCGTGCTCGCTGTGGGACCTTGGTTTCCGCCCCGCCTGTCCGGATCCCCGCGGCATGGCGCTGGTCGAGATGAGCTATGGCCGCAAATTCTGGTGCGACATTTATCTGACCGCCAAGGATGCCGAGCTCGGCACCAGCCGGTTCGACGTCACCATCGCCGACGGCGATGATCGCCCGATCGATCCCGCGACCGGCAAGCCGTTCCAGCGCTTCGACTATGCTTCCGCGCTGGCGCTGATGCGGCATCACGGCAAGGAGCTGTTGTCGTTTGAAGAGTTCGCTGCCGCCGCCTTCGGCGTCACCGAAAAGACCGCGCACTCCGGCGATCCGGAAACCACGGGCCTCGATGCTTTCCGCACCAGCAAGTTCGGCCTGATGCAGGCGACCGGCAATCTCTGGGTCTGGGGCCACGACGGCGACCCGGACGAGCCGCGCGCTTCCATCCTCGGCGGGTCCTGGTTCTTCGACGGCTACGCCCGCTCGCGTTACGCGGACTTGGCGACGGCCTGGCCCGACGACTCGGGCGGGGATTTGGGCGCTCGCGGGCGCTGTGACCACCTGCAACCTGTCTAGCCGGCGCGACAGCGGCGGCGGGTAAAGCGCGATGCTCGTGCGAGACGAAAACACGGCGACCGACGCGCTGGCGATCGTGGAAAAATACGAGGCTTGCTCCGATAGAAGACGGGATTTTTGATGACCGCAGCCGCTCGCGCCATTACCCAATGTGTCCTTCGCACCGTCGACGGCGAACCGCCGCTCAGCCCCGATGCGCGCGCCTTCCGTGCCGACCAGGGCGAAATCCTCGAACATGAAAACATGGGCTACCGCTCGCCTTCAACCCGCATCGGGGTGCTGGAGTTGGACAACGGCAAATGGCTGTCGTTCCCGTTCGGGGTCGACCGGCCGCGATTCGACAGCCGCGAACAGGCGTTGCGCGCCGGCATCGCCGCGATGGTGCGCAAGGCCCGGCGGTACATGCGCAGCAAGGAAGGCGAGGGCACGCACTGGACCGAAGGGTATGGCGGGCGGATCATCGACTGGGCGTTGTCGCTGAAGCCCGTGAAGGGTTTGGTTCAAGGCGCCAGTGGCGATGCCGCGCCACCGAGCGGTCACCCCGGCAGTGAGGTGGATTCAGAAGCTGGGGTGACCGATGACACGGCAGGCCCACTCAGTGGGGCCTTGAACCAATCTGAAACGACCGCCGATCCGGTCATCAGGGAATTGCTCGAAGCCCACCGCACCCGCAAGGCCTTCCCGGCCGGTCACACCTTCTCGATGACCAACCCGATCGTCAACGGCCACATGGTGACGCTCGGCACCTGCAGCTGCGGCGACAGCTTCTCCTACGCCTACGGCTCCTATGAGCGGATGGATGCCGCGATCGAGGCGCACTGGCAGAAATTCGATGATCTGCCGGAAAATATTGACGGCCGTGGTGAGCCGATCATCGCCAAAAAGCCGCGAAAGAAAAAACAGAACCCGGCGCCGGAGGGCAATCCCGCGCCGCTTGCGTCCGCGCCTTCTTTCGATGCCCCCCAAGGCGCGGACGCCGTTGTTTGCGAGGTTGCGCCAATTGGCGCAGCCTCACGCGAAGTCAGCGAGCCGCCGGGTTTAACAGCTCTCGGCAATGCCGAGAGTGATCCTGTCCGTGAGGCTGGATTGCACGGCGGCTCGCTGGCGCTGGTCGATGACGATTACCTTTCGATCGACTGGCCCTCCTATGACACGTTCCTGGAGGACAAGATCGTCACCGCGCCCTTGCGCGGCATCGAGGTTCCTCGCGACGCGCTGCATCCCTATCTGAAGCCGCATTGCAAGGACCTCACGGTCTGGAGCCTGAGGCTCGGATGTGCGGCGATCTTCGCCAATTTCGGCCTGCACAAGACCGCGATGCAGCTGGAGTGGTGCCGACAGCTGCGCCGGCAGGCCGGCGGCGCCACGCTCAATGTGGTTCCCCTCGGCGTGCGCCACGGTTTCATCAAGGAAGCCCTGCAACTCGGCATGGACGTGCGCTTCATCCGCACCGATGCGGAATATCACGCCCTCTATTTGGAGGGCGTCCGGCACTTCCTGACCAACTATGAGAGCATCCGCGAGGGCAAGCTCGATCCCAACCTGTTCACAGCCGTCAGCCTCGATGAAGCCAGCGTTTTGCGCTCTTACGGCTCCAAGACTTTTCAGGAGTTCCTGCCGCTGTTCTCCAAGGTCGAGTACAAGCTGGTCGCGACCGCGACCCCGTCGCCGAACCGCTACAAGGAATTGATCCACTATGCGGGCTTCCTGGGCGTGATGGATACCGGGCTTGCGCTCACCCGCTGGTTCCAGCGCAACAGCGAGAAGGCCGGCGACCTCACGCTCTATCCGCACAAGGAAGACGAATTCTGGATGTGGGTCCATTCCTGGGCCGCCTTCCTGCAGAAGCCGTCGGAGCTGGGCTATTCCGACGAAGGCTACGAACTGCCGCCGCTCAAGCTCACCTGGCACGAGGTGCCCGCCGATCACGCCAAGGCCGAACCGGAGCGCGACGGGCAGGGCGTCATGTTCCGCGACATCGCCCATTCGCTGCCTGAGGCTGCCAAGGCCCGCCGCGACAGCCTGCCCGCGCGGGTCGACAAGATGCTTCAGATCATCGCGCAGGATCCATCAAGCCATCGGCTGATCTGGCACGATCTGGAGGCCGAGCGCGAGGCGATCGAGAAGGCGCTGCCGGAGGTGGTGACCATCACCGGCTCGATGGGCATCGACGAGCGCGAAGAACGCCTGCACGATTTCGAGGAAGGCCGCACCAAATATTTCGGCACCAAGCCGATCCTGTCGGGCTCGGGATCGAATTTCCAGTACCACTGCCACAAGGCGATCTATGTGGCGCTGCCGGGCTACGGCTACAAGTTCAACGACTTCCTCCAGTCGCTCTATAGGCTGCAGCGGTTCGGCCAGGCGCACCCGGTTGAGGTCGACATCATCTATGCCGAGGACGAACGGGCCGGCCGCGCGGCGCTCGAGGAGAAGTGGGCGCGCGACACCCTGATGCGCGAGCGGATGAGCGAGATCATCAAGGCGCACGGGCTGAACACGCTTCCCTTACGCGATGCGCTCTTGCGCTCGATCGGCGTCAAGCGGGTCGAGGTCAAGGGCGAGAAGTTCGTTGCGATCAACAACGACGCGGTCGCCGAATGCCGGACCTGGCCGGACAATTCCGTCGACGAGATCATCACCTCGATCCCGTTTTCCAACCACTATGAGTACAGCGCCTCCTACCGCGACTTCGGCCACACGGACGACAACGGCCATTTCTGGTCGCAGATGGATTTCCTGTCCTGCGAACTGCTGCGCATGCTGAAGCCGGGCCGGCTCGCCTGCATCCACGTCAAGGACCGCGTGCTGTTCGGCAGCGTGACCGGGGAGGGGGTGCCCACCATTTCGCCGTTCCATGCGGAAGCGATCATGCACTACCGCGCCCACGGCTTCCAATACATGGGCATGATCACGGTCGTGACCGACGTGGTGCGGGAGAACAACCAGACCTATCGGCTCGGCTGGAGCGAGAACGCCAAGGACTCGACCAAGATGGGGGTGGGGTCGCCGGAATACGTGCTCCTGTTCAGGAAGCGCCAGAGCGACCGCACTCGCTCCTATGCCGACGTGCCGGTCGCGAAAACGAAGGAAGAATACACCCGCGCCCGCTGGCAGATCGACGCGCACGCGTTCTGGAGAAGCAGCGGCAACCGGCACCTGACGCCGGAGGAATTCGCGCAGTGCTCGGCCTCCGACCTTGCCAAGCTGTTCGCAAAAACCACCGTGGATCGCGTCTACGACTATGAGGCGCACGTCAAAATCGGCGAGGCGGTCGACCGCACCGGCACCTTGCCGGCGACCTTCATGGCGGTCGCTCCGGGCAGCCACGATCCGGACGTCTGGCACGACGTCAACCGGATGCGCACGCTCAACATGATGCAGCAGAGGAAGGGTGCCGAGATGCACCTCTGCCCCCTGCAGTTCGACATCGTCGACCGGCTGATCGAGCGCTACTCCAACGAGGGCGAACTGATCTTCGACCCGTTCGGCGGGCTGATGACCGTGCCTTACCGCGCGCTGTTGAAGGGCCGCAAGGGTGCCGCGACCGAACTGTCGGCCGCCTATTTCCTCGACGGCGTCAAGTACCTGCAGATGGCCGAGGAGAAGATGGCGACGCCGCAGCTGTTCGATCTCGCAAGCTTTGATGCCGTCAATACCCCCCCCCACGAGATGATGGAGAGTGAAGCGTGAGCGCGATTAAATCCATATCGCTCTGGCAGCCATGGGCATCGCTTTGGCTTTCGCCGAACAAGCGCCACGAGACCCGCCATTGGGCCACGTCACATCGCGGGCGCCTGCTGGTGCACGCTACCAAGAAATTCGTGAAGGATATCGATGGACCGCTTCGGGGTATCCTGGAAGAAGAGTTTGGCGGCCATTGGGCGACGGAGCTGCCGGTCGGCGCGATCATTGGCATGGTTGACCTCATCGACGTAATCCCGACCGAAGAGATTTATGCGGACGAGATCGCCGATCTGGCCGATGACGAACAGATCGATATCGCTTGTGGCGATTTCGCCGAAGGTCGGTTCGGCTGGCGCCGCGGCACTTACTGGGTTTTCCGTGAACCAATCGCATATCGCGGCCGGCAAAGCTTATTTTCTGTTCCGCACGAGATCGTGGCTGCACAGTTGGCGACCGCGAAAGAGGTGGGTGGAGCATGACCGCGCGCATCACGACCCGCACCCCGGCCCAGCGCCGCCTTATCATCGACGACCTCGCCAAGGTGCTGCGCAAGCCGTCGGCCGCGCCCACCATTACGCCCGGCGAGGTCATCGCGCTCGCCTTGAACGGCACGATGTGGATACCGGGCCGCCCGGTCGAGGACGGCGACATGGTGATCTTCCAGATCATCCGGCTCCTTAAAGAGGCCGGCTACGAGATCAGGCCTAAGGAAGCGGAGAAGAAATGATGCACGCTCAATCCAATACAGGGATCGATGGCAAGCCTGAGGCCTCCTCCACCATCGTCGCCAAGGATCAGCTTCGCTCCATCGTCGAGCGCGTCGAGCGCCTGGAGGAAGAAAAGGCCAACATCGCCGAGGAAATCGGCGAGGTCTACGCGGAAGCCAAGGGCAACGGCTACGACGTCAAGGCGCTGCGCACCATCGTTCGGATGCGCAAGCAGGATCCAGCCCAGCGGCAGGAAGCCGAGACGATCCTGGAGACGTACATGCAGGCCTTGGGGATGATCTGACCATGACACCCGAGCAATTGCAGGCCCTGCGCGAGAAGATCGCGGCCGGGCGACAGCCGGACGACAAATGGTGGACCGACCGCGCTTATCCCCGCGGCTGGAACGGCGGGCTTGAATTTGCGGAGAAGTGCATCCGCGAGGTGCTGGGGGAGAGTGTTCGTGCTGCCGCCGAATAATTGCGAGGATGACGCGCTGCTGCGCGCGGCGGAAGCGCTCGCCTGGCGGGAGGATGCGCCGTCGGTCGCGTTGCCCACGGTCCTGACGCGACCGGCGCTGGATGGCGCCGTGGGTACGCTCGGCTATTCCGAACCGGAAGACCCTAAGTCGCCAGCTTGGCCACGCTGGAAAATCTCAGGCAGCCCGCACGCGGTCATCATGGCCCGCAAGCTGTTCGGCGCCGACACCTCGGCGGATCAAAGCGCAAGCGCGATATCGTTTCCGGCGACGCTCGGATCATTCGACGAGCTGCTGTTGCTCCTGCACCGTTTTCCCCTGAAGCCGACGGACGCGGCACAGGAAATGTTCGACCGCATGTACCGGCAATTGGTGGCCGAACGTCATATCGCTGCCTCCGTGCCGCCCTCGAACGCCGGCGGGCGCTATTTCCGGGGCCGGTTGTTGCCGTTCCAGACCGAGGGCGTGGCGTTCCTGTGCGCGGTTCGGAAAGGCCTGCTCGCCGACGACATGGGGCTCGGCAAGACCGTGCAGGCCTTCGGCTTCCTCGATCGCATCAACGCCTATCCGGCCGTCATCGTGGTCCAGTCCCATGTCCAGCGTCACTGGGAAAAGAAGATAGGCGAGTTCATGCGTGTCAGAGACCTCACCGATGATCTCTCCGAGGGCTTGCGTGTCACTTCGCTCAACGGCGCCAAGCGGTTTGATTCGACGCCCTTCGCGGATGTCTACATCGTCCACTACCTGGTGCTGCATGCCTGGGCGGAGATGCTGGTCGAGCGCGGCATCAAGACCGTGATCTTCGACGAATGCCAGGAACTGCGTCACCCCAACACCCGCAAGCACGATGCCTGCACCGCGCTCTCAAAGGCCGCCGACAACGTCGCCGGCCTCTCCGGTACGCCCATCTACAACCACGGCATCGAGATGCATACGGTGGTCAACACGCTCTGCCGGGGCGCGCTGGGTACGCGGGCGGCCTTTGAGCGTGATTGGTGCTCCTATGTCGCAAGCAAACTGGTGGTGGCCGATCCGCAGGTGCTGGGCGAGTACCTGAAGGACCGGCGGCTGATGCTCCGGCGCCGCAAGGATGAGGTGCAACTGGAGCTTCCGGCCAAGCGTCGCGTGATCGAGCCGATCGCGGGCGATCAGGGCATCTTCGCCGATCTCGTCACCAAGGCCGCCGAGCTGGCGCGCCAGGCGGCGGACATTGCCGATCCCTTCGACCGCGCCCGGATGGAAGCCGAGGCCATCCGGGAGACCCGCCGCGCCACGGCCTTGGCGAAGCTGCCCGCCGTCATCAGCTTCCTGCGGGGGCTGATGGAGGCCGATGAGCCGACGCTTTGTTTCGTGCACCACCACGCCGTGACCGACGGCATCGTCGAGGCGCTGGAGGAGTTCAAGCCGGTCCGCATCACCGGACGCGAGGACAAAAACCAGAAGGATGCCGCCGTCACCGCGTTCGCAGCCGGCGAAACCAATCTATGCCTGATCAGCTTGCGCACCGCGACCGGCATCGATGGCTTGCAGAAGCGCGCGCGCGTCGTCGTATTCGCCGAACTTGACTGGTCGCCGGCCATCCATCGGCAGGCGGAAGACCGCGCGCACCGCATGGGTCAGCGCGACAGCGTGCTCGCCTATTACCTCGTCACCGACCTCGGCACCGATCCGCTCGTGATGATGACGCTGAACCTCAAGGCTAGCCAATTCACAGGCCTGATGCAGGACCGGGGCGAGAGCGACGACGACCGCCGCGACGCCAAGGATGCCGCCAAACAGCACATGGAAGGCGTCCTGAAGATGTTGAGAGAGCGCAAAGCATGAACCTCCCGCCCGGCTACGTCGCTTATCTGCCGCCCGCGCGCCACATCCTCGACGACGCCAAGCGCATCGCGGCCGATGTCTCGCCGTCAGGCTTCGAACAGGTCGAAAAGACCTGCCGCAACTGCGGTGCGACCCGGATCACGATGATCAAGCCTGAATGGCCCTACCGCGCCTGGCGGCGCACGCCTGACGGGCCGCAAATTCAAACCGACATCGCTCCGCCGTGCAATCCGGAAGCGGAGTGGCGGCGATGAGGCGACAGCTTTCCACGCTCGCAGCCTGCCATGCCGGGGTGATGTCGTCGCCTCGCGATGACGTGAAAGCTCCGGGTTGCGCCCGTTATTCGAGTTTTCCACAGGCTCGGAGGCCGACATGACCCGTCATCGCTGGGGCGACAAGGTCGTGATCTCCCCGAACAAGACCGAGCGCGAATGCCTCAACGGCTGCGGCACCGTCAAGGTGTCCCGCCACGAGTTCGAAGGCGGGCGCGAAATCCACTGGATCGAATATTGGCGCGGGCTCGACCGCGTCGAAGGTGATCGCGCGCCGGAATGCGTGCCGGTCGAAGAGGGTGTCACTGTATGAGCCGACCATGGATGCCGCTTTATATCGCCGACTATCTGCGTGACACCCGTCACCTCACGGCCGCGGAACACGGCGCCTATCTGCTGTTGATCATGCAGTACTGGACGGCCGGGTGTCTTCCGACCGATGACGCCAGGCTGGCCCGCATCGCCTCGATGTCGGAAGCCGAATGGCAAGAGGCCAAACCCGTGATCGCGGAATTGTTTGGTCCCGGCTGGAGTCATGGTCGAATTGACGAGGAATTGGCCAAATCCGCTGAAAAATACGAGCGGCGCTCGGTTGCCGGAAAGCGCGGCGCCGCGTCCAGGCACGGCAGCGGATCCGCAAAAACAAGCGGTGTCGCCGAAAACGGTTCTGGCAATGCCATCCCAAAACAGCAAGCAATGCCAGAACCGAACGGGCACGAAAATCCAAGCAATGCTCTGGCATCTTCTTCACAACCACAACCACTTGATAGGATAGGAGACGCGCACGCGCGCGGGCAAAGCTATTTCACCGAAGGGTCGAAACGGCTGGCAAACGCGCTGTGGAAAGCGCTCGGTTTCGACGATCCGATGCAGATTCCGCCTGAATTTTCAGGGGTCGATTGGCGTGCCGTCGAATGGGAAAAGGCGGGCTGGACGGTTGATCTGATCGAGGCGGAAGCCCGCAAATTGGCGAGGGATTCACCCCTCAAACCCCTCACTTATTTCGAGAAAGTCTTCGCAACCTCGTTTGCCAAACGGCAAGCGCCGCTACCCGTCGTCGAGATCAGGGAAGCGGAAAAACTCACGGTGACGACACATGCCCGAACCCCAGGATCAGGAAACGTCATTCAAGCCGCTGACCGTCTCCTCGACAAACTCCGCTCCTTCGACGCCGGACCAAGCGACGATCACCAGCTACGCGACGCAACGGGCGCGGCTGCTTCTCGGCTGCTATCGGAAGGGTGACGCGAACGATCCCGACACCTATGTCGCGGCGATTACCGCGACTTTGGCTCGATATCCCGAGGACGTGATCATGTCGGTCACACACCCGGCGACAGGGCTTCCGATCCAGTGCGATTTCCTGCCTACCGTGCGCGAGGTCTATCTCGCCTGCGAGGCCATCATGCGACCGCGGCGGGAACACGATGCGTTTCGGAAGGCCGTCGCACGCCAGATCGCCGAGAGGAAATCCTGATGAGCGTCGCCGCTCTCCATTGGGCTTTCAATCAGCGGATGGCGACGCCGCAGCAGCAGGCGCTGCTTTACGTGATCGCGGATTGCGCCGATCCGTCCGGACTGGCCCGGCAATGTGATGCGGACTACCTTGCGGAATCGTCGAGATTGTCGCGCGCGCATCTATTGAAATGCATTTCCGGCCTGCGGTCGGTTCGCGCGATTGAGACCACGGAGAAATTCGCCGAAGACGGCAAGCGCCTGTTCGATATCCAGTTATTGCTGGACAAGGAAATCGTGCTTCAGCGAAGCGACAAGCCGGACGGCAAGGATCCTCCGAAACCGGTCGCGAGCGGTTACGACGTCAGAAGCCCGGAAGGAAAATGCATCATCGCGCTCTACGATTTGGCTGGTCTCGGCCAATATGTGCGCACCATCATGATCCGAGACGGCCGCGTGAATTATCAGCGCATCATCTCGCCCCCTGTCTTGGCACTGGCAGACGCGCCGCCATCGAAAGACTGGATCGCGCTCACGCATCAACAGGCAGGCGCCTGGGAACAACTGCTTTCGGAATCCGTGACTGTTCAGGTGCGAACCCGGCTTCGCGAGGGATCTAAAGCGCCATGGCCTTGGCCCCCGCGCAAGGACGGCACGCTGTCGTCGACCGGCCCGCCGGAGACGCTGATGAGCGATCAGGACGCCGAAGACTTCAAGTGAAACCACAGGGCAGATGAGGCAGGGAAGATGCTGGCGGCAAAGCAAAAGGAAAAAATCGGGATCGATGTGGAACTGTTGGTGCGCTGGGCTTATGTCGACGAACTCTCAAAGCGCCAGTCATCGGCGGCCGAAGGTATCTGGGACCACATTCTCGACTATGCCAATCACGGCGGCATCGACAGTGGCAGGGGGGCGGCGCAGCGCTATGCACATTTCGGGTTGCCCGATCCGGATGCGGAACGGGTCGAACGTGTCGTCTCCAGCCTTGCCGATATCGTCATCGACTGGGATGTGCAGTTCGATGAGATCGCGGGCGATCTTGCTGGCTTGATCTCGGTCAATGATCTTTCGGGCCGGAGGGAGACTTGCCGCGCTCCGAAAGCAGGTTGGGGCGCCAAGGGTAGCCGGGCGCTGAAGGCATTTTACGGAGACAAGGGAGCGTCGGCGCCGCACGATCGTCCGCGCGACGTGCTGATGGTCGCGGGCCTTAAGACCGCAGCCCTCGTTGTCATGCATGCGATCAAGGGGACGCGGCCGGACTGGGGGAGCGAACCGCCGCGCCCTGAAATGGTGCCTGCCACGCGCGGCAGCGGACCGACGATTGTCGGCGAGCGTGGCGGCCGGAACCTTTACACCATCGGATCGTACTGCCCCTTGACGTGGTGGCCCTCGCCTTTGTCGGTCGTGGCCGGAAGGGCTGATTATTTTGCATGGCATCAAGGCCTTACACGATTATCGGAAACACTTTGTCTTGACCGGTTCGAAGTGCTGCCACCAAAGGCCCCGCGCACGCCCTGGATTGAAAACTGTGAAGAGACCTCGCACGTCATCCCCGTTATGCCGAACGGTCGCAACAACGTGAGTGAATGGGGAACTTTGCCGCTCAAGCCGCTTCGACCGCGCGCCGGCCCACCGTTTCGGCGGGAAAATGATCCTGGAAGGGTTTTTGGGGGCTTGCGCTGGGACGGGGAATCATTGACATGATCGTAACCATCGGAACTGCGTCCAACACCCGCCCGGCCCCGCGCCGCGGCGGGTGTTCTCGTCTTTGGTCGTTTGTTTCCGCTGTGCGCTCCTTGGGCGTTTCCTCCCTGTGACTGGGCCGCTTGTTGCGAGATGCCCTCCGGCAAGCGGCCCGTCTTTGTCTCGGAATCCAGAAGGAATCCATCGGAATCCCTCATGAGTGACACCATGTCCCTTCCCCCTGAGATCGCGGCGAAGCCGAAGGCCTATGCCTTTGCGCGCTCGATCGGCATGGCGCCGGCGGCAGCGTGCCGGCGGGCGGGCGGCAAGGTCGAGAACGGCCACGCCACCAAATGGGAACGCTCGCCCAAGGTGCAGGCATGGATCGAACATTTCCGCTCGCTGGGGCAGACCGAAGAGATGCTGGCGGCAAAACGCGCGCTGATCGAGGAGCGACTGAATCTTGCGGCCTACGGCAACATCTTCGATTTCGCCAACATCGAGGACATGCCGGTCATCGTCGGCCGCGATGACGAAGGAATGCCGATCACCAAGCTTGTGAGGCAGCCCGTGATCGATTGGGAGAAGGTCGCGGAGTCCCCCTATGGGGCGATCATCGCCGGCTTCAAGTTCGACAAGGATACCGGCCATCTGACCGACTTCGACCGCGACAACGCGTTGCAGGCCCTGGCGCAACTGCGCGACATGCACGGCTTCAAGGCGCCAGCCAAGATCAATCACGCCGGTCAGGACGGTGGCCCGATCGAAGTGACCTGGAAAACCGCCCAACCCGAGATGGAGCCTTCCAATGGCCAAGCTGACAACCGCTGACCGCAACGCGATGCCGTGGGGCCAGTTCGCTTTGCCGGGTGGTCGCTATCCGATCCCGGACGCCTCGCATGCGGCGAATGCGAAAGCACGCGCCTCGCAACAGTACAATGCAGGCAATCTGTCGGCCGCCCAAAAAGCGGTCGTCGACCGGAAGGCCGATGCCAAGCTCGGCCATCCGCGCACCCATGCGCTCACCATGGCGTCCGCCGATCATCTGCACCGGGAAGGCTATATCGGCTCGGCGCAACATCAGTCGATCCGCGGCCAGGCGCAGGCCAAGATGGATGCGCACAAGGCCGGGCGGACGTTTGGGAGCTTGGGCTAGATCCTCGATGCCCATCAAGATCGTCTCCGCAGCCCAGCACGCGATGCTGCAAAAAGCCGCTTCTGACCCCGACTACGCGAAACAGCGCGGCATCAGTCCCGATCTCGCTCGCGAAGCGATCGAGGCGCATACGGCAGGCGGATCGCTGAAGCTGCCGGATCGCGTCGAAGCAAAGGCCAAGCCGCCTGCGCCACCCAAGCGTCCTGTTTTCCTGCAATCCCGGCGCGCGGACTGAGCGCGCATTTTTCGCACCGGAGAAGTTCATGTCGACGATCAAGATCGAGCACGTCAATCCCGTCAGCGGCAAGCCGGTTGCGTTCGACCTGGAGCGCGGCGGCAACCGGGTCGAGACGTTCGTGCTCACCCACGGGCAGATGAAAATCATCGATCTCGCCGGCGACCTGGTGTTGCGGGAAACCTCGGTCGAGGCCATCGCCGCGCGTGGAGCAGTTGCCGAGCTTTTGCCGGTTCTGTCCCGTTCACCTCTGCCGTTCGGTCCGGAGACAGAAAACGGGCTGCTCGCGGCTGTTGATGGCCACGATATGGCGGCGCATGAAGTCATACCCGCCGCCGAGACGGACGCCTAACCATGTCCTTCAACGTCCGCATCTTCGCCTATGGCGGCATCGTCGCGGCATTGCAGCCGCAGGTCGTGCAGCAATCGGCGGATTCCGTGTTTCTGCTCCGCGATCCCTACATCGTCGGCTACAAGGAAGCGAGCAACGGCGCGACCGAGGTCGCTTTCCCGGCGCTCCCCGCGGGAACCAAATTGCTCCGCGTCGAGGTCGATGACGGCAACGCCATTCGCTACGAGGTGCGGATGGGAGCAAACCAACGCGTTGCCTCGACCAACAGTCCGACCTTATCGGGACGCGAGATCATCTACGCCAGCGATGGGGCGGTATTCGCGTTCGTGGATGCGGCTGCGACGTGAGCCTCGATGCGACGGCTCAAGCCGAAGCGGCGTTCCGCTCGGCGAGCGATTACGACCTCAATGATCTTCGCATCGATCGTGTCGGCGGACAGCCGGAGATGATGGTCAGGTGCGATGTGTTCGGCATCGAACGATGGTGGACGGTCCGGATGAGCGATCTCGGCGAAGATCAAGTCGAGCATGCCGCGCGCGAACTGGCGCGGCGCGTAGCGAACGTCTATGCAAAGGTGCGCGGGTGAGCGATATCCGCCGCCTGCACCAATGCCGCCACGACGGCTGCTCCTCGCAAGCCGAATGGCAGTTGCTGCTTCAGGTCAACACGCGCGACGTGCGCGACTGGAACCGTCCGGCCTTCCTGCTCAAGATGCCGTCGACGTTGTTTGTCTGCGACAAACACACCAAGGCGGCGATCGCCATTGCTACCAACGACCACGCCAAGGGCCAAATCCGGAATGCGTGCTGGAACGAAGGCCTGGGTGCGCCTGATTTCAACTCGATGGTCGTGGCGTTCGCGCCGGTCGATCACATGGCTGTGGAGGGGAATGCATGACGTTGTTTGCGGGCCATCTGCCGACCATGCATTTTGATCTCGCCGAATGGTAGGAAATGCCCGGCCTGGCGGTGAGCGGATGAATTTCGCAACCATCGAAGCCGCGGTCGAAGCCGTGGTCACGGCGCAACGCGCCGCGGGCGAGGCGATCGACCCCGCGGGCGCGCGCAAATTGATCCGTATCCTGGCGGCGCTCGGACTGCTCAAGATCGGCTAATGGCCCGGCCCAAGCGGCTGATCGAACTCGACTACACCCCGCGCCAACTGCTGCTGCCCTATCACGGGCGCAACCAGCGCTGGGCCTGCCTCGTGTGCCACCGGCGCATGGGCAAGACGGTGGGCGTCATCAACGACCAGATCAGGAAGGGCATTACCCTGATGCGGCCGGACGGCCGGTTGGGCTACATCGCGCCCTACCGCGGCCAGGCCAAGGAAGTCGCCTGGAACTATCTGAAGCGGTTCTCGATGCCGCTGTGGGCCAATGAGCCCAGCGAGAGCGAACTGCGGGTGACGCTTCTGAATGGCGCCACCATCCGGCTGTTCGGCGGCGACAACCCGGACGCCATCCGCGGCGGCTATTTCGACGACGTCGTGATGGATGAGTTCGGCGATCAACGGGAAGGTCTCTGGGCCAACGTGGTGCGGCCGATGCTGGCGGACCGCAATGGCTCGGCGACCTTCATCGGGACGCCCAAGGGTAAAAACGAGTTCCACCGGATTCACCGGCAGGCGCAACGCAATCCCGAGTGGTTCTCGATGCTGGTTCCGGCTTCCAAGAGCGGGATCATCCCTCAGGCCGAACTCGACTCCATGCTGCTGGAAATGGGCACCGACCGCTTCATGCAGGAAATGGAGTGCAGCTTCGAGGCCGCGATCGTCGGCGCATTCTATGCGGAGGAATTGCGACGCGCCTCCGAACAGGGCCGCATCCGGCCGCTCCCGGTCGAACGCGCCGTTCGCGTGCATACCGCCTGGGATCTGGGCCTTCGCGATTCGACCGCGATCTGGTTCATCCAGTGCGTTGGACCCGAACGCCGGCTGATCGACTATTACGAAACCTCCGGCGTCGGCCTCGATCACTACGTCGAGGTGTTGGAAGAGAAAAAGCGCTCCAAGTCCAATCCGGACGGCTACCTCTACGGCACGCACTACTTCCCGCACGACATCGCGGTCCGGGAATTGACCAGCGGCCAGTCGCGGAAGGATACGCTGGAAGGCCTCGGCGTCGAGGTGACGGTGGTGCCGCCGCATGCGGTACTCGACGGCGTCAACGCGGTCCGTCGCATGCTCGATCGCGCCTTCATCGATCCGGTGAAGGCGGAACGCGGCCTCGAAGGCTTGCGGAACTATCGCCGCGAATATGACGAGCGGCTGAAGGACTGGAAGTCGAACGCATTGCACGACTGGTCATCGCACGGCGCCGATGCGCTGCGGATGTTCGCGGTCGCGCACGATGAGCCCGACCTGCCGAAGCAGGAAGACCGGCACCGGCGCAACCGATCGGCGCCACAATCAGCATGGGGAGCGTGATGGGTATCTCTGACGTCCGTAATGCATTTGTCACGGCTGGCGGCGGAAAGCTCCGCTGCAGCGATTGCCAGCTTTCCGTGATCCAGGACGGCAACAATTCGCAACGCCTGCGCATCAGCGGCTTCGACGGAGCCGGGGTCGCCTTCGATCTTGATTCCGGACCGTTCGATCCCAAGACAAATCCGGCCCATAAAGCCGCCGAGATGGCCGGGGAGTTCCTGAAGAAGGCCGCGGGTTTTCGGCAGCCGCCGCACCAACAAGCGGCGGCGCGGCGATGAGCGATCAGTCGAAGGCAAGCCAAGCCCTCGATCAGCACTTGACTGCATCGATCGGCCAGCTATCGGGCAATCCGGAAACCAATACGGTGATCGAACCCACAATCATTGCGGCACCGTCCCAACCGCCGACGCCCTCCATTCAGACGGTCAAGGCCCCATCGACCGGAACGCCGGCCTTGAACAGCCTGCAGGATACGTTTTCCCGGTTTACGGCGCGGGTGGACCGCGCTGCCGCGAAGCTCGCCGCACGCATGGATAGCGTCGCCTCGTTTACGGAAACGGCGGTCGAAAAGTTCGGCGGGGCGATCGACAAGGTCGAGGCCCAGGCCAAAGCGATCGATGATGCCGCCAACCAGATGACCAATGGCGGGCCTCCCCTGGGAAACTGACTCGCGCGGTCGCATTCACCGCGACGAAATATCCGGCGCTGAACCAATAGAAAGTCCTCTCCATGAACGAACCTTATCTCGGCATGCCCTGCCTGTTTCGTCCGCGAACGCCTTATGGGCGTCAGCCGCAACTGTTCGCGTTCGTGACGCGTCTGTTAGACGCCAAAGAGGGCATCGTCGACATCCTGGCGTTTCCGACCAATTCCGAGCCTCTCCATTGCAACAATGTCCGCCCGCAATCGGAGACGATCAGCGTTCATTGCTGGGAACGGGCGCTCGAACAGAATATCGATCTGGCATCGCTGCGCGCGGCGGTCAACGAGATGCAGGATATGCTCCTGGAGCTGGATGAGGTGAAAGAGCGGCTGGCTGCGCTCGAAACGCGTCTTTCCAATACCGGCAAGCAAGGGGCGTCGCAAAAACCGCCTGCGCCGCAAGCCTAGTAGTTCCATAGATGAGCCTGATGGAAACATCGTCTGACGTCTCCGACGAACGGATGCCGCGCGACAAGCGCGTGTCGCGTCCCTCGAAGATGCCTGCCGGCGATCTTTTCAAATATCTGCAGCGTGAGTTCACGCAGGATGCGTCGCATTCGGCCATCTGGCGGCGTGAGGCCAAGGAGGCGTTCGACTTCAAGGCGGGGCGGCAGTGGACGCCGGAAGAAAAGTCGCAGCTGCACGCCCAGCTTCGTCCCGAGATCGTCTTCAATCGCTCGCTCACGATCATCAAGGCCATTGCAGGCTTCGAGATCAATTCCCGCCACGAAATCCAGTTCCTGCCCCGCAATTCCACGGAGACGGCGGTCAACGAACTGATCACCGCGGCCAACAAGTGGATGGGCCAGGAGTGCGACGGCGAGGACGAGGAAAGCGAGGCGTTCGAACATTCCGTCATTACCGGGATGGGCTGGGATGAGCACCGTCTCGACTATGAAGTCGAGAGCCGCGGCCGCTATGTCGAAAGCGCGATCGATCCGCTCGAAATGTACTGGGACCGCAAGGCGCGCAAGAAGAACCTGGTCGACGCGCGCCGCATGTACCGGCTGCGCAAGATGGCGCTGTCGGACGCGATGGACCTGTGTCCCGGCTATGACGAGTTGCAGCTCGATGCGCGCTGGGCGGTCGGTCTCAATCCGGAGGAAGAAACCAAGACGCTGGAGGAAAAGCGCCGCCGCGAGGAAAACGCCAACGATAATTTCACCGATCAACTGGAAGTGCATATCGTGCATGCGCAGTGGTGGGAGCGCGAGCCTTACTGGCTCGTGGGCGACCCCATCACCAACCAGAAGGTCGAGCTGTCCGACGATGAATACGCCGCGCTAAAAAAGCGCGAGAAGCTCTACCAGAAGCTTGGCCAGCCGTTCCCGCCCTATAGCGCCGTGCGCATGATGCGCCGCGTCTACAAGCAATGTTTCCTCGGCAACGAGGTGTTGGGCGAAGTGACGGACGTGATCTCGCCGACGCTGGAGGGCGAAAAGGCGTTCCAGGGCTTTACCTGGACCTGCATCACGGGAGAAGCGGACCACAACAAGGGCACATGGTTCGGCCTGATCCAGGTGATGAAGGATCCCGCGAAGTGGGCCAACAAATGGCTTTCGCAGACCATGCACATCCTCAATTCGCAGGCCAAAGGCGGCATCATCGCGGAAGAGGATTTGGCGTCCGATCAGGTCAAGTTCGAGGAAGGCTTCGCCAAGCCTCAGTCCATCAGCTATGTCAAGAAAGGCGCGCTCTCCAACCAGTTCGGCCCGAAATTCGTGCCGAAGCCGGTCGCGGAATTTCCGCAAGGTTTTTATCAATTGCTGGAGTTCGCGATCACCTCGCTGCGCGATGTGACCGGCATCAATCTGGAATTGTTGGGCCAACAGGATCAGAACCAACCGGGCATCCTGGAGGCGCAGCGCAAGCAAGCCGGCATGACCGTGCTTGCGACCATGTTCGATTCCCTGCGCCGCTCCCGGAAACTGGTCGCGCGTATCCGGCTGTTCTTCATCCAGAACTATCTCTCCGATGGCCGGATCATGCGGATCACGGGGCCTGACGGTGCCCAGGCGCTGCCCTTGGTGCGCGATGCCTGCCTCGGCGAATACGACGTGGTGCCGGACGATGCGCCCACCTCGCCGAACCAGAAGGAAGCAAGCTGGGCGGTGATCGCGCCGATGTTGCCGATG